AACCCTGGGCCATAGGCTTCGCTTAGTCCGCCATTCCGCACGCCAAGCCCCGCCGAATAATTCCCTCTCTGCTATCGGCCCCTCTGCCAAGGCCCCGCTAGGCGCCATTGCCACACATTGCGCGCCCCCCGCCTTGGTTAGTCGCAAAATAGCCAAGCCTTCGCTACATTCCACACAATAAGCCAAGCCATCGCCAATCAATCCAAGGCTTGCCACCATGCTTAGTTTTTCCAAGATAACCGCACTATCATTCCCGATCAGCTTGGCATCTAATTGCGTGCTATAATCCATTTCGGCCCCCTAGCTTGAACATGTGTCTATTAGCTACCCTGAAAGGGTAGGCTAAGTAGGCACAATAGAGAGGGAAGGGCTAGGTTGCAAGGGGTTTAGCTCAGGGCTTTGTGGCTTGTGGCATTGTGGCAAGCCTAGGTTGTCACGCTTTCAGCGTAACAGGGCTTCACACAATGGCGCAAAGTGTAAAGAGCTAAGCTTAGGTAGGATATAGGCTTAGGCTATATGTCAAGATGGCAAGCTTGGCGCATGGTGCAAGATTAGTGCTCTTTGGGCTAATAGCACGCAATGGGCTAGAGAAGGGCTTGCATAGTGTGGCGATCATCGGGGCGCCCCGCGCCGCGCCTATCACGTTAAGGGGCTTCCTGCAAGCGCAAAAGCTTGGCGCGGCCTATCTGTCACGTCGCCACCACGCCACCTTGCCACCTTGTCACCATGCCACCCTGCCACGCTGCCACCATGCCAAAGCACCACCACCACCACCACCACCACCACCACCACCACCACCACCACCACGCCAAGCGCAGCATAAAGGCTAAGCATATCAAAGGCTTAGCTAGGCCCTTTCCATAATAGATATTATGCCTGCTTTGGTTTTTCGCTATCGGCCCTTGCTCTGGCCCGTGCCCTGCCAGCCTTCGCCATGCCGTGCCAGCACCCCGCCGTCGCTACCGCCGAGCCGAGGGGGTGGGGGCCGCCGATACCCCCGTGCGTGCTCCAACCCTACCCTCTCGCACAAATTGTCCAATTTTTCCAATACGTTAGCCCACCCCAAAAATAAAATGTTGTGCAAGTCTGTCACCTACGTTAGAACCACATAGCCCAAGTTATCCTATTTGGGCAACCGGAACAGGAGAACACATGAACACGCTTGCACAAAGTCGCTGGAATGAATTTGAACAGCACATGCTCAACGCCATGCGACAGGGGCAGCTTATGCTTGGGCCACACTTTATGCCCTTTATGCTATTCTTGCACCAGGAAAGCAGATCGAACGATGTGCTGTTGGCCCCGGTCAATTTGCCGCTTACCCGCGTCAAGCAGGCTATTCAAGCCAGGATCGACAGCGTGCCGGATCAACGCGCGCTTGACCAGCGGGAAACGCGGCAGGCAGCGCAAGTTATCACGGCGCGCACCGCGACCCAGGCGGCAGACAAGGCAGAAGACACGGTGCAGGGTTTCTTATCGCAGCTTCGGCGTGCGTTACCGTTCATTGAGGACAACGCGGCCAATGCGCAAGGGCGCAAGATGTTGGTTGACATTCTCATGCAGCACACGAAGCAGGCGGAAGGGGAAGCGACACAATGACAAAGACAACCTACGAGCCGCGCAAAGATACGCGAGCAGCGGATTTTCCCAAGTATTCGGTGGAAACGCACAGCTTGGTCGCAATGCAGGCGAGCCACATGGCAAGCATAGCCGGGCCGCTAAGAGAAATATGGCTCCAAATGGCGCACAACCACAAGCTTGCTGTCGCCGAAGCCGAAGCAAAAACGTCATACGAAGAACACCGCGGAGCTCTGGCAGAAATCTTGAAGGCTGTCGAAACGGACGGGCTTAAAGGTCCGCGCGATCTCGATGTTGCGCTTGACGCCATCGAAGCCTTGTTCAATACGGAACGCTATAAAGTGCATAGCTACCTTTCGAGGTGCCTGCAAACGCTATACCAGAACATCAAGCTTTCGCCAGACCTACTCGGGGTATGCACGCAGATCGACCATGTGCTCGGAGGTCAACGTGACGAGAACGCGCGGCTGCGGGAGGCTATCAAGATGGCGATTGATTGCCTTGACGATAAGGACGCTATCGGTGCGCGTCAAACTCTGTCAAAGGCGCTAGGAGAGTAACATGAACGAGCTTGACAAAGAGGCAGGCAGCAAAGGGAGAGAGATAGCGGCCTCGCCCTTTGTCAGAGGCAACATTGAAGAAATGTTGAGCCGCAAGACGCCGGAGGTTTTGACAGCGCAAGACGAGCTATTTGTCAAAGAGTATCTTATTGATCTCAACGCCACGGCGGCTTGGATACGAGCAGGCGGAAACCCGGCCAATGCCGACAAGGTAGGCCCGAGGAAAGCAAAGAAAGGTTTGGTATCCATTGCCATTGCTCGCGCTATGGCAGAACGCAGCAAGCGTGTCGGGATCAGCGGCGACAGGATCGTGATGGAGCTTGCGCGCATCGGTCTTGGCGATCCTCGTGTCTTGTTCAATCCCGACGGAAGCCTGCGTGCGCCGACAGATTACGGTGCCGACGATGCAGCAATGATCGAAGGTATCAAGACGCGGCGCATTGTTGAAGCTGACAGCGAAGGGAAGATGGTGCCGGTTGAAATCCAAGAGGTCAAGCTTGCATCAAAGCTTGGCGCGCTTACCGCTCTTGGTCGCCACCTTGGCATCTTCAACGATAAGATGGAATTGACAGTAACGACGCCGCTATCGCAAGCGCTCGATGCAGCGTTCAAGCGGACTGGATCGAAGCCTGTGCTCACGCAGCAAAGCGACGGAGAAGATGCTACCTTTGTCGAAGCCACGGTGGAAGACGAAGACGAGCACGAGACGGAACAACAGCAACCCCAAGACAACGACGAGCTAAGAGAAATGCTCGGCATAGGAGAGTGACATGGAACCCGACATTTTTTTGCGCAAGATAATCCGACCCACGCTTGAGCTATTGGACACGCACGCAAAAGTGCCGTGGAGCGCAGTAGCAGAAAATCTACTGCTCGCTATTGCGTTGCAGGAGAGCAACCTGACGGCGCGCATCCAGGGGCCTATGGAAGCAGGCCCGGCGCGAAGCTTCTGGCAGTTTGAGAAGACCGGCGTCGTTGACGTGTTTCAGCGGCAGAAGGGGCAGCTAAAGCTAATGTGCGACACGCTTGTTCTGCCGTGTGAGCCGGGCAAGCTGCACCTTATGATGGCCTACAACGACATGATCGCGTGCGTGATCGCGCGGCTCACGCTTCGCCTTGACCCACGCCCGCTTAGTCTGGCGACGACAGAAGAAGGCGCTTGGGATTACTACGTCAAGAATTGGCGCCCAGGCAAACCACACCGCGATAGGTGGGCGAAAACCTCGTGGCCTGTTGCGTGTGGCCACTCCGACATGCGCCACTACGGACGCGAAAAGCCGTGAGCAAAGACGGCGATTTGGAAAAAGAGCTTCGTGCGCAGATCGGCGCACGAAGGCACGACCCGCTAGGCTTTGTCTTGTTCGCCTTTCCGTGGGGCGTGCCAGGAACGCCGCTGGCGGACAAGCAAGGACCGCAACCGTGGCAGGCGCAGGAGCTTATCGAGATAGGCGTGGCGCTTAGTACAGGCAGCAGGAAGACACGCAGAGCCGTGGCATCCGGTAAAGGTATCGGTAAATCTGCGCTGGTGTCTTGGGTTGCGCTCTATCTGCTTTGCACTTTCCCCGACACGAAGGTTGTCTTGACGGCGGGCACAGAGCCACAGCTACGCACGAAGACAATGCCTGAAATCGCCAAATGGTTTAGGATGCTGATATGCAACCATTGGTTCAATTTCACCGCAACGTCAATTTATGTGAAAGACCCCGATCCAGCGGCGCAAAAAGCTTGGCGCTTGGACGCCATACCATGGAACGAAAACAATCCCGAAGCTTTCCAGGGCTTGCACAACCTAGGCAAGAGACTAGGCATCCTATTCGACGAAGCCAGTCAGATCAAAGACCCGATATTCGACGCAACCGACGGCGCTTTTTCTGACGAAGGCACAGAGGTTGCTTGGCTTGTCTATGGAAATCCGACACGAGGCATCGGCAGATTTAGAGAAGCCTTCAACCCAGGATCACGCTGGACCACAAAGAGCATCGACAGCCGAACCGTGCAGATCACCGACAAGCAGGAGCTACAAGAGCTTATCGACTTGCACGGCGAAGACAGCGACTATGTGCGCTGGACGATCAGGGGCTTGTTCCCGCGTGTAGCGGACACACAATTTATTTCTTCCGATATAGTCCAGATTGCACGGAAGAACGAAGCAATAGCGCATCTTTCCGATCCTCTTATTCTTGGGGTGGACGTGGCGCGCTTCGGCTCTGGTAAGTCTGTGCTGGCCGTGCGTAAAGGCCGCGATGCCAGGACAATACCGTGGCGCTATCTGTCTGGCGCGGACGTGGTAGCCATCGCCCAAGAGATCAAGGCGATGAATGAGCTATACAGATTTGACGCCATATTCATCGACGAAGGCGGGGTGGGCGGCGGCGTCGTCGATCTCTGCAAGTCGTGGAACATACCGAATGTGCGTGGGGTGCAATTCGGCGGCAAGAGCGACCGCGTAGAGCTTGACGCCAATCCTGCGCGCTATGTCAACAAGCGTAGTGAAATGTGGGGTTCTTTGCGAGAAATGCTGCCAAAGATCGCCATACCTGACAGAGAGGAATTGCAGAAAGAGCTAGTGTCAGCGCTCTACGGCTACAAGAATGACAACGAGATACAGCTTGTGAGCAAGGAGGTCATGCTACGCCAGCACGGTATTCCTTCTCCTGACGAAGCCGACGCGCTCGTGCTTACCTACGCCTACCCTGTCCAGAAAGTGTTGCACGGCCACGGCGGCGGGCCGAACATGCTGGGGCACAACGGAGGACCAAAAATGGCCTTGACAGACTATAACCCATTTGCTTAGGGTGCCGACTTGCTCGGGGCTTTCAGGCCGGAGCGTTTATGTGGCGTCTTTCCTTTCCTCCCAAACTGCCTCGCTCGCCCCAAAACGAGCGAGGCTTTTTTGTCTTGACAACTGCCCGTTGTGTGTGCTTGCTCGCATTAACCACTAAATATGGGGTAGTATCATGGGTGCTAAGCCTAAAACAATCCAAGTACCGGTCCCGGTCGCTATGCCCGCCGTCGCGGCGCTGCCGCCCGCCGTCATGCCCCCCGCCACCCCGCAAGACAGCCCCACAGCGCAGGCAGGCAACGCCATCGCTGGCGCGAAGGCTATTGGCGCTTCACAGGGAATGAACAACACAAACCTTACCGGGCCGGGCGGCCTTCGCACCCTTGAAGACCCAAATAAACCCCGAACCTTGCTAGGGCTGTAAAGATGGACTCGCTCCCGCCCGACGGACCACCGCGCGAAGATGGCGGTAAGCCTTCGCCCAAGCTGGCCCAGGCAAAAGCCGCAAAGCTCCGCAAGCATGTGGACGCTAGGCTTACCGAGCTAGACAACGCGCGAAACTCTTGGTGGCAGCATTGGCGGCAGTTAGCCGATCACATCTTGCCGCGCCGCTACCGCTGGCTTGCGACAGCAAACCAAAGCAACAAGGGCGCGCAGATCAATCAGAAAATCATCAACAGCGTAGCCACTACCGCCGCTCGCAACGCGGCAGCAGGCATTATGTCTGGCACCACGTCGCCGTCGCGGCCCTGGTTCCGGCTTTCGCTGGCCGACGGCAACGATGAAATCTCGCGGGACGGCGAGGTGCAGATTTGGCTTGAGGACGCCACCAAGCGTATGCTGCGCGTCATGGCCGCGTCGAATTACTACGGCGCCAAGGCGGTTCAATATCTCGATCTCGTCGTGTTCGGCACCGCGCCCCTTATCATCTATGCAGATAACGACAGCGTGATACGCTGCTTCAACCCAGCAGCGGGGGAATACTACTGCGCAGCCGGTCCAAATTTCGACGTGAATACGTTGTATCGCAAATTCACCATGACGGTGCAGCAGATCGTTGACGAGTTTGGAATTGAAAACGCAAGCCCGTCAGTCAAGGCTATCTACCAAACCATGACCGAAGGTAGTGGCGCTGGCGCAGAGACAGAGATCGTCATTGGCCACGCCATAGAACCTAACCCTGAATACACCTCAAGCCCATCAGGCCCCGACGCAGCGGGAGTGCCAAAGCACTTTCGATACCGCGAATACTATTGGGAGTGCGGCAACAACCAAGCAGGCGGCTTTCTCCGCGCCACCGGCTACCTCGACAAGCCTTTCTCATGCCCAAGGTGGGACGTGATCGGCAACGACGCCTACGGGCGCTCGCCCGGCATGGACGCGCTCGGCGACATAAAGCAGCTACAGCAGCAGGAATTGCGCAAGGCGCAAGGCATCGACAAGATCGTAAATCCGCCGATGGTCGCCGATGCGTCGATGAAGAACGAGCCTGCCTCTTTGCTTCCAGGCGCCGTGACCTACGTTCAATCGCTATCCGGAGGTGTGGGCTTCAAACCCGCGTTCCCTGTCAACATGCCGATTGGCGAGCTTAAAGACGACATAGCCAAGGTCGAAGCGCGGATTAAGGACGTTTTCTTTAACGATCTATTCCTTATGATTTCGCAGCTTGACACGGTGCGAACCGCTACTGAAATCGACGCACGCCGCGAAGAAAAGCTTGTCATGCTTGGCCCGGCAATGGACCGATTGCAGCGGGAAGGCTTGGCCTCTGACATTCGCCGCATCTTCAACATCATGTGGCGTCTCGATATGTTTCTGCCGCAACCGGAGGTTATGCGGCGCGCAGGGCTAAAGATCGACTATATCAGTCTGTTGGCGGATTTGCAGCGCGCCGCCGCGACCACGGCTATTGAGCGTATTTGGGGTTT